CCCTGGGTTGCCTAATACTGCTTCAAATTCCAATTGTTCTTTGAGAACTGTGTGATCTAGCATCGCTATGGCCCTCTCGTGCGATTTGTAATATTTTGAGTCCCTAGGCTGCTTTAAATCGGCTTTGAGTCGCGCCATTTCCACCTGCGCGTCGGCGCTTGTACATTGGTAAGTGTGTTTAGAGGGAGTCACCTCTCTGAGCAATTTAGGTACGTAAACATTCTTATGCCAATGGCCGTAATAATATTTATGTTCCGGCAGCTGGTCAAATGAAATGATCTTACCAGCCATCGCGGATGGAAATCTGTAAGGATGTCTGCATTCGCCGATTTCACACAAGCAGATGTTACATCCCTCCACTTGTTGTCGCGTGGGTTTCAGACGCTTCATTGCACTCGCTATCCATATCAGGGTGCATTTGAGCTTGCGTTTAAGTCTAAGCTTCTTTTCTTTCCATATGTCCTTAGCTAAGAGCTCATGCATGATTTCTCTCTCACATTCATAATCGTCTGCTTCAGCCCAGTCTTTCAGGTAGACGGGGGATTCAACTACGCTCATCGGAAGACCATCCTGCTCATTGTCGAGTTGCGTTGTCTCGGCTATGCCATCATTATCAACTTCCGTTGGAAATTCAATAAGATCCATCTCTTCGTCTTTCTTCTTGATGCCCTCTTTGGGTGCTGCGTCCTCACTAGGAGCGGCTTTGCATGCTGCATTGTCACTGACTTCAATGTGTGAAGATTGATACTCCTCCACTTTGTACGGGGGTGGGCTCTCTCTGAAGTCTTCATGTGAGATGATAATATTATCTCTGGTCATTATGAATTTCCTACCATAAGATATCATGCAACGTTTAACTACGAGCTTCTGCGTCTCTATGTAACTTCTGTCTGACCACTCAGGACTGTTTCTAAAGGGCCTCCAAACCCTTCTTATTTCCTTCTTGAAAAGGGTAACGTGAACATCCTCTTTGATCATATTAGTAACGAAGCGTTCCCACGGTGATGCACCCGTAACTTTAATGATGGCGAGATCACTTATCATGGTATCAAGGTCTTCCGAAGCGTTGACAGTCTTGTAGAAGTCTTGTATTTTGAAGATAAACTGCTTGCCGGACTTTCTAATCTGTTTAAGAGCATAGGTGA